CCGTCTTTGACACGCACACGGGATAACCCTCGGTTGCAGCTATCAGTACCGCCAGAACGATTGCAGCTGTGGGTCCGTGGGATCTGACGTGGTCGGGGTCTACTTGCATTCTGTAATCACTCCACCTGGGAGAGGTTCATTTTTTGGTTTGGGCACTGCCGTTGACGATAGGTTGACCACGGGTTGACCATGTGTTCTACTTTGGGAGTGGGTCGAAACCACGGCCCCCACTTCAAAGGATAGACAATGGAACCGACAACCTACAGTGAGTCTGCAGAAGGCAAGCTGATTGACTATGACCGCACCTATCACGAGATAGACAAGCATTGCCTGTCGGACTGGACGAGCCTTCAAGACTTCAACCGTGAGTGTTGGAACGTCTACGCTAGCGGCGGGACGATTGACGCCGTCCACGTTATGAACTGGCTTGGGTACTAGGATGAAGGATGAAACGTGGGATGCTACCGCACCCGAGCCCAGCCGCAGTCCCGACCCTGTCCTTGATTGGGTCCCATGCGACGCCGAACGACGGGTTGCACTAGCAGCAAAGGCGAACGACGGTGAAGACACGATCAAGCACCGGCCACGGTTGCCAGAGATCTGCGCCGACTCGTCCCGCGAAGATCTGATCGCTTGGCTCTGCGCCAATGATCGGAACGGCTGTTACTCGGATGAGGACTGTACCGCAGAACGCCTCCCCGTAATCACGTCTCAGGCCGGTGCATGGGCGTTGATCGATCTCTGTCTGGAGGGGTGCTGATATGAAAGCGTTCTGGCTTAACCTCTTCACGCTGGCGTTCTGGTTGGCGCTGGTTATCTGGTTGATCGGCTGTGGTCACACTTCGCGCGCCGTCGTGCACTCGGACTGTCAGATCGTGGACAGGATTGAATCTGGCGGGCCGGGGATGCCTGACTGGATCGTGTTCGAAGACAACGGACCGATCCACGGCCGCTACTTCCCGAACGCCACCGAAGGATCGCAGATCTGCGGGGTGTCGCTGTGATCGGCCGCAAGCGCGCGCTGGCAATCGCTGTGTCCCTACTTGAGGCAGGGTGCGATACCGAAGGTGTGTGCCT